CCATCAAAGCAAATGCAGTAGTAATTTCACCAATCGCAAGACCTGCAAATGCACCCCTCATAATTCCAAATGCTTTACCAATCTTTCCTAATAGCCCTTTGCCAGTTGTCAAGGCTACGATTAATGCTTCTATTTTTCCTATGGTCCAAAGTGTTCCAAGAGCAATAGCAAGTAACCTAACTTCCTCTCTTAGTTTTAATTGACCATCTTTATCTTCAAAGAACAAAATATTCTTGAGCACTTGTAATAGTTTTAATGCTAATGGCAAAACATCTTCCTGAAGAACTAAGGCAATGGCATCTTTCATTTTGGTTAATTCAAATGAGACTTCTTGAGCAGTAGTAAACTTAAGACTCTCTGCAGCCAATTCTTCCTGTAGTGCCTCATAAAGGAAGAGAACCTGGTCAGTAATGGTTGTTAATGATTTAAACTTTAATTGTTCTGCTTCTGATAACTTGGCAGCAATACCAAACTTAGTTAGGTCAGAGCCATCAAATGCTTTACCACTTCTAAGAGCCTTAGACCATACATTTGTATATTTCTCTACTTGCTCTCCTGCTCCACCAGCAAGGTTGTCTGCAAGGAGAACTAATTCTGTTATCTGTGGAAGTAGTTTCTTGTATCTGAAAGTAGTGCTATTGGCTAACTTATTAAGTG